TAGATATATGTTGGGGCTTATTGCAAAAAGTGGGGACGATCTATTCGATGCATTTATTAAGGAGGATTATGAGTACGCAGCGCAGCGTTAGGTTAATTATAAGAGAGTTAGTTGACATGCCTGAGTATAAAGACCTATCTTATACTGATATACTCAATATCGTGTACTGGAGCCAATTCGGCTGTGTACATAATACTATATCTAATTGTGATATATTAGATAAGGAGAGTTTTAATAGTATAGCATTGGCTCATTTGGGGTCATTTGTAGCTCACCCTAAGAAGGTAGAGCAAAGGGTTGAATATAGTATTAATAAGGAAAGGCTGAAGAATGAGAAATCTAGCTGAGAATTACCATCCTAAGAATATATTCTGGGAGCACAATAAAGCCTTCATTGATGTAGAGCCATTTGCTAAACTAAGGACATCTGACAAGAGTCCAGGTAAGAGAATTTCTTCAATGAAGATGTGGGCAGTAGTACTAGCTTGCGACCCTAAGTCAGACTTCTATTACCTATCGGACAAGAGAGGAAAGATAGCTGCTGGCATGAAGAGAAATCACCGCATGGATCTTGATTGGTCTGAATTGGGAGAGATAATTGAATCGTTTACTGATATGTATCTTAATCAAGCCGAGAAGTCAATGGTAGCTTGGGAGAAGAGAATGAAAGAGCGCGATGAGTTCCTAGATGAGCAGACATGGTCATTTGACTATTACAATGACGAAGGTGGTTTAATTAAAGGAAGCGCAACTGAATTAGACAGAATGCATGGTCTTACTAATAAGCACTTTAAGGATTACCAAGTTGTAGTTAAAGAGATGCAAGAACTAGCTATTAAGGACAGTAACGCTAAGAAAAGCAATGTGCAAGAATTGGACGTATAATGATTAACAATAGTGAATTTAGAATAAAAGAGTTTCCTGAATTTCATCCAGTAATTGATAAGTACGAAAGGATGGAATGGTGGGGAATACATAAACGGAGGATATTCGAGGGCTACTGGGTAGGTGGAAAGTGGATACCTCCAGAACTGTACTACTATATCAACTTTCATCATATAATTGTTGAGGATGGTATATACAGAAACCTAGCGCTTCCTTGGCTTAGAGATATAGATTGGGAGAAATTCTACATATATTCAGAAGCTATAGGATTTTCTGGTTTTGAGGATGACAGTAGGGAATCTTGCCATAGGGGGCTTAAGGACTTATTAGACGAAAAGATAACTAAGTCCGAATTGATAAGAGACGTATGTCCCAAGTATTTAACTAAGGATAACGATAGGGCTGTATTTAAAAGTTTGTTTAATGGCAATGGCGTACCAAAGATATACGTGGATGCTAGGGAATATCTCACTAGATCATTTAAAGAATCTATGGGTAAGCCATTGTACTTTAATGCAGCAAAGCATCTACTAGAACTTAGTAGTCGTGGGTACGGCAAGAGTTATAGTGGTAGTGGGCTAATAGCGCATAACTATATATCTGATGGACTAAAAGACTACGACTTATGGTTAAACCAAAAGCATAATGATAAGCCGATGAAGTCAGAGACTATTGTTGGGGCTATTGACGCTAAGTTTAGTGATGACTTGTTAAATAAGGTTAAGGCTGCATTTGAGAACTATTACGACTCAAGCTTAATACGTAATGGTAATCATGTGATCAAGCATCCATCACCATTGTTCTCTGATTATACTGGTAGCTTTATGTCTAGTAAGTCGATTACGGCTATTAGATCTAAGTCTCAGATACACCATAGAACATTTCAAGATAACCCACTCGCAGCAAATGGAACTAGACCAAATAGAGCATTCATAGATGAGGTTGGATTTATGAATAACATATTAGAGACATGGGAAGCTATTGAGGCTACTCAAGCAGCAGCTGAATTTAAAAGGCTATCTATGGTAGGAATGGGTACCGGTGGTCTTACGGCAGGAGGTGCAGCAATGCACACTCATGAGATATTCTATTCTCCAGAAGAATTTGGATGCTTATCATTCGAAGACGATTGGGAAGGTAAGGGCAAGATAGGATACTTCGTTCCAGCTACGCGAGCATTAAATAAGTACAAGGAGACTGACAACTATATAACTAATGAGGAAAGGGCTCTTAAGGAGATTGAAGCAGAGAGAGATGCTGCTAAGAAGTCACCTACTAGAACTAAGTGGATGGGTACTGTTATCAATAAACCATTGACTCACTCAGAGATCTTCTTGCGCCTTGAAGGAACATTCTTTCCGATACAGGATCTTAAGATAAGACTATCGGAACTTGAAGCAGTTGGTTCTATATTAAGCGCTACTTATAAGTATGACTTGAACATAAAGAACAGTAAAATCATCCCAAGTATATCTTCTAAGCCTTTAATAAGAGAATTCCCATTACGTAAGGGATTCGATATGGATGCATGTATAGAAGTATACGAATTGCCAAGGACTGATCAGGACGGCAACGTGTTTAGAAATAGGTATATTGCTGGATGGGACCCAATTGTCAATGATGGTAATGAAGACACTAGTAGATCACTACAGTCCGTTATTGTCATGGACTTATGGACTGATAGAATCGTAGCTGAGTATACTGCTAGAACTTATCTTGCAGAGGAATTTTACGAACAAGCTAGAAGATTATTATTATACTTCTCAGCAGTATGCAACTACGAGTCGAACATTAAAGGACCGTATGCGTACTTCAAGAATAAGAACTCATTACATCTACTTGTAGAGACTCCTGAGATACTTAAAGACCAAAACTTACTGAAAGGTAGTACGATTGGTAATAAGTCCTTAGGGACTAATACAAACGATGCTATTATAAACTGGTCTTTAGGATTAACTTTGAGTTGGCTAGAGGCAGAAGCGTATGATAAGAAAGAGGGCACTAGAAATTTAGAGATACTTTTAAGTCCCGCATTACTAAAAGAACTTATAGGATTTAGTAGAGATGTGAATGCCGATAGGGTATCTGCACTAGGGATGGTTATGATACTTAAGGAGGATAGGATACGTATAACTGAGAACTCTAGGAATTCGTCTATAAAGACTAAGAGCCAGGATTCGTTCTGGAATAAAGCATATGGTAAAGGCTCGGCGGCTAATGGTCTTCGAGGTGTATTATCATTTTAAGTCTATAAAATATTATTATACTTGTAGTAATGTGTAATTATAAGGTTATTTTCAAAGAAAAATTAAAGTATTATGAGTGGGATTAAATCAAATTCTCAATATCCAATAAGTTTTCCTAGGCAGAAATTGTCGTTTAGGAAAAAGAACGCTAAGAAAAAGGAATGGTTCAAGGAGTGTGTAGATAGCGCTGAAGACATGGCTCTATATAGCATCAATGGAAACCATAGAAAGATGGAGGTCTTGTATAATCTCGATAATGATATTATTGACGAAGAGGAGATGGAGAGAGTATTTAATCCAATGGGATTGAATGACGCTACATTCCCTGCTAGCACGAAGAATTATCCATTATCTGTTCCCAAAATAGATCTACTACAAGGAGAGGAGCTTAAGAGGCGCTTTGACTGGAGTATTAGGGCACAGAATCTAGGAGTAGAGTCTACCGATAATACGGCTATATCAGAAATGCTTATGAAGATGCTGGTTGAAGAACTGCAAAATAAGTCATTCGATGAAGCTGATTTTGAGAAGAGGCTCAATAAGATGGCCAAGTATACAAAGTACAATTGGAAGGCTAAGAACGAACTTACAGCAACTAGAATACTACAATATTTATGGCGTGAGCAGAATATGCAAGCTAAGTTCAATGATGCATTTAGAGATGGATTAGTAGGCGGTACTGAAGCGTTTAGGATAGATGTAGAGGGTGGAGAACCTATTGTTGAACAAGTAGATCCACGAACTATATATCCTATAAGAATGGGGTCTTCTAATAGAATAGAGGATGCTGATATTATAGTACAGATCACATACGAATCAGTCAATAAAGTTATAGATGGATTCTACGATTATCTTACTGATGAAGAGGTAGATAGATTAGAAGACTTCCAACCAAGTAATAAGGAGAATAGTAATGGCGTGTTAGGATATAAGAACAAGCAGCCTGCTATATACTCAAACTTAGACTTTGGTGATGGTCAAGGATTCTCTGACATATCAGACTTCAGTACAGACGTATCGTCTGGATTACCATATGATGAAGAGGGTAATATCAGAGTAGTAAGAGTTAGGTGGATTGGTAGAAAGCGTATAGGTATACTTAAAGATTTTCATCCATCTACAGGAGAAGAGCGAGAGACAATGGTATCTGAGTTCTATAAAATAGATGAGTTTAAAGGAGAATCTATTCGATATATGTGGATCAATGAAGCATATGAGGGAACTAAGATTGGTCTAGATATATTTGCTAAGCTACAGAGACGAGATGTACAGATGAGGCACTTTGGCAATAAGTCGAAAAGCTTTCTTGGATATGTTGGTACTATTTTTAGTAAGTCGCTAATGGCCAGAATGGAACCATATCAATACTTGTATAATGTATATATGCGTAGATTAGAAATGATCATGGCTAAGTACAAGGGGCCTATCTATGAGCTAGACTTATCTAAGATACCAGACGATTGGGAGATGGATAAGTGGATGTATTATTCTGACGTATTAGGATGGGCTGTAATAGACAATTTTAATGAAGCTAAGAAAGGTTCTGCTACTGGGAAGCTAGCTGGTAGTTTTAATCAAGGCGGTAGAGTATTAGATCCGAACATAGGAAATTACGTGCAACAGGTCGTTATGATGCTGGGACACATAGAAGATATAATGGGTAAGATTGCTGGAGTTAACGAACAGCGTCTTGGTCAAGTAGATAGTCGAGAGACTGTTGGTGGAGTAGAGAGAGCCGTCACTCAGTCTAGTCACATTACGGAGAAATGGTTCTTTGTACATGATGAGACTAAGAAGAGAGTTATGGCAGCTTTATTAGATACTGCTAAACAAGCTTGGGCTACTAGTGGAGATAAGAAGTTAAGTTTTGTACTTGATGACATGTCTAGGCAGTTTCTTGAGTTTAACGCTGAAGATATAGCATCGTCAGAGTTTGATTTATTTGTTACGAATAGTAGTAGAGATCAAGAACTTAGACAGCACTTGATGCAAATGGGTCATGCTCATATGCAAAATGGTGGAGATATGACAACTATAATGGATGTTATGATGTCTGAGAGCATCACTGAAATGAGGAACACCTTAGACGCTGCCAACGATCAGATAAGAGAACGTGAAGAACAGATGCAGAAGTCTCAGCAGCAAGCGCAACAACAGTTAGCTGAGTTAGAGCAGAAGCAACGGGAAGAGGATAGACAGCTTGCATACGATACATTAGATCTTGATAGATATAAGATTGATACTGAGAATGCTACTAAAATGGATATAGCGTTATTGAATGCAGAACAATCTGAAACTAGTGAAGGTATCGAGGATTCATCTAAAGATTCTCTTGAAGAGAAGAAGCATGTTGATAAGATCAATTTAGAACGTATAAAGATTAGCGAAGTCGAGAGAAGCAATAGAGCTAAAGAGGCAATTGCTAGGACTAAGCCGCGAACTACTTCGAGCAAATAATAATAAATTTTGAATTGTCCCTGCATTGCATTATCTTTGCAGGGATTTTTTATGAGTAACAAATTGAATAATAGCAATATGGGTAAAGGATTAACACTAAAAGAAGTAGTAA